TACGAGCAAGGGAATATATCCACAGCCTTTTTCGTATTTGAGCCGTTTGCGGGAATATATCCAAGAAATTATAATTCTCATCTATTAGACAAATTGGAATTTGACTCTCCATGAAACTGAAAGTTTCACTTCTCATTATCAAGTTCTAATAACAATTTTACACCTAATACAGTAGCTGGGACTCTATAATTCGGGGCGAGATTTGAAAGCACAACAACAGCTGTACCTGTTTCGGGATTAAAACCAAGATAGCTATTATAATTTCCTGTACCACCATTATGCCATATGATGTTATTCTTACTATCAAGAATCCAAGACATTCCTATCTCATCCATATGAATACCCATGGTTTTATACATTTCGGTTGATGCATTAATGCTTTTCAGGCTATTATGGCAATCTGAAAAATATGAATTATCTTCAAGTTGCATCTGTGCGTATAAAAGCATATCCTCAATATTTGATGTGACAGCTCCCGCTGACAAATATGCATCGCCTTCTTTCCAATCCCAATACTTTCCAAGGTCTCCGCTTTTATCAGAAATCTGTGTTGAGGTTAAACATAATTCATTTTGTGCAAAATCATTTAACAAGCTTGTATATTCCGTTTCATATACTGACTCAAGAACAAGTCCTAATACTGCATAACCATAATTAGAATATACGAAATCATAACTTGCTTTATTCATATTCAAGTTTCCTGCTTTGTCAGAAACCATTTCTTTTGTAACACCATAAAAATCATTTCTACCATTAAAAAAGTTAGAAACCATAGGACTTTCTAAATAATATCCTTTATAGCCTGAAGTATGTGTCAATAGTTCCTCTATTGTTGGATATGTATTTCCTTCCGGTAAAGATAAATAGTTGTCTATTGTACAATCATTATTTGAGGAACTGGGCGGCAAATACGAAAGGCAAGGGGATTATTTGATACCGTGCTTAACTGTACCCGCCGAAGAAGAACAGGCAATAGGCATCTGGGGGCAACGGCATTTAGATTATCTAAAACAGTACCGTAAAGTTACATACACCAATCTTCTTACAAGCGGCAGGCTAAACGCCTACCTTGCCGACATCAACAGACAGGCACAGGAACGCTTTGAAAGGCTCATAGAGGGTATGAAACAGGCACAGGGCATAACGGAACAGCTAAAGGCAGAAAACGCCTTAGAATGGACAGGATGCCTCAATAACATAAGGGCTTGTGCGAGGGAGATTGTGGAAAAGGAAATTATTTTTGCATAAACAGATGATTAGTGGCAGGGGGAAATCCTGCCGCTTTTTCTGCTTTAGTTTGTCAGCTTGACAAATAAAGGGTTAAGGAATATAATTAGATTCAGTATTATACAAGGAGTTAATAAATATGCGGCAAGGCATTCTTAAATAAACTGTCAATTTGATAGTGGGAACAAAAAGTAGCAGTCCCGTTTCACTTTTAATATGGGGCTTAGTTTTTTGTACCCAGTTTAAGAATACTTTTATCATGTAATTTTATATGCCCGAAAACATATAAGTGTTTTGGGGCTATTGGAGTTATTTACCCAGTGATAGGAGTATTTATCACTGGGTATTTTTATGCCCTTTTTTGGGTGTTGATAGGAGGAAAATCACATGAAAATAATTAACTTAGGCATTCTGGCTCACGTTGACGCAGGAAAGACAACATTAACGGAAAGTTTATTGTATACCAGTGGTGCAATTGCAGAACTAGGGAGCGTAGATGAAGGCACAACAAGGACAGATACAATGAATTTGGAGCGTCAAAGGGGAATCACTATCCAGACAGCAGTGACATCTTTTCAGTGGGAGGATGTAAAAGTCAACATTATAGATACGCCAGGCCATATGGATTTTTTGGCGGAAGTATACCGTTCTTTATCCGTATTAGACGGAGCAGTATTATTAGTTTCTGCAAAGGATGGCATACAGGCACAGACCCGTATACTGTTTCATGCACTACAGATAATGAAGATTCCGACAATTTTTTTCATCAATAAAATTGACCAAGAGGGGATTGATTTGCCAATGGTATATCGGGAAATGAAAGCAAAGCTTTCTTCGGAAATTATAGTGAAGCAAAAGGTTGGGCAGCATCCCCATATAAATGTAACGGACAATGACGATATGGAACAGTGGGATGCGGTAATTATGGGAAACGATGAACTATTAGAGAAATATATGTCAGGGAAACCGTTTAAAATGTCAGAACTGGAACAGGAAGAAAACAGGAGATTCCAAAACGGAACGTTATTTCCCGTTTATCACGGAAGCGCTAAAAACAATCTGGGGATTCGGCAGCTTATAGAAGTAATTGCCAGTAAATTTTATTCATCAACGCCTGAAGGTCAATCTGAACTATGCGGGCAGGTTTTTAAGATTGAATATTCAGAGAAAAGGCGGCGTTTTGTTTATGTGCGTATATATAGCGGAACATTGCATTTGAGGGATGTTATTAGAATATCTGAAAAAGAGAAAATAAAAATCACAGAGATGTGTGTTCCGACAAACGGTGAATTATATTCATCCGATACAGCCTGCTCTGGTGATATTGTAATTTTACCAAATGATGTTTTGCAGCTAAACAGTATTTTGGGGAACGAAATACTGTTGCCGCAGAGAAAATTTATTGAAAATCCTCTCCCTATGCTCCAAACAACGATTGCAGTAAAGAAATCTGAACAGCGGGAAATATTGCTTGGGGCACTTACAGAAATTTCAGATGGCGACCCTCTTTTAAAATATTATGTGGATACTACAACGCATGAGATTATACTTTCTTTTTTGGGGAATGTGCAGATGGAAGTCATTTGTGCCATCCTTGAGGAAAAATATCATGTGGAGGCAGAAATAAAAGAGCCTACTGTTATATATATGGAAAGACCGCTTAGAAAAGCAGAATATACCATCCACATAGAAGTCCCGCCAAATCCTTTCTGGGCTTCTGTCGGGTTGTCCATAGAGCCGCTCCCTATTGGAAGCGGAGTGCAGTATGAAAGCAGAGTTTCACTTGGATATTTAAATCAATCGTTCCAAAATGCGGTTATGGAGGGGGTTCTTTATGGCTGCGAGCAGGGGCTGTATGGATGGAAAGTGACAGACTGTAAAATCTGTTTTGAATATGGATTGTATTATAGTCCTGTAAGTACCCCCGCAGACTTTCGGCTGCTTTCCCCTATCGTATTGGAGCAGGCTTTAAAAAAAGCAGGGACAGAACTATTAGAGCCATATCTCCACTTTGAAATTTATGCACCGCAGGAATATCTCTCACGGGCGTATCATGATGCTCCAAGGTATTGTGCAGATATTGTAAGTACTCAGATAAAGAATGACGAGGTCATTCTGAAAGGAGAAATCCCTGCTAGATGTATTCAAGAATACAGGAACGATTTAACTTATTTCACAAATGGGCAGGGAGTCTGCTTGACAGAGTTAAAAGGATACCAGCCAGCTATTGGTAAATTTATTTGCCAACCCCGCCGCCCGAATAGCCGTATAGATAAGGTTCGGCATATGTTCCACAAGTTAGCTTAACAGCTTGCAAAAGTCATATAAAATGAGATTTGAAAGGATTAGAGACTAATTATGATGAAATGCGAATGGATATTGTGTCCTGTTTGTGGGAGCAAAACCCGTAATAAAATTAGGAAGGACACTGTTTTGGAGAATTATCCCCTTTATTGTCCAAAATGCAGACAAGAAAGATTGATTAAAGTTGACAACTTGAAGATAACTGTCATCAAAGAGCCAGACGCTTAAGACGCAGAGCCGATGAAATTGTGGAACAATTCACGAATCATCGGCTCTTTTTGTTTCGTATTTGAAAGAACAAACTCACCAAATAAAAAAAACGATATTCGGGTGGGTTATTTTGTTATACCCTAAATTACCCTCTGAATTTGTTTTTAAATTTGGAGGGATTTTTTTATGTCCTTTTTTCGGGCAGTTATCTATCTGCTCATACGAAGCAAAATTTATCAATACATAGCATATCAGAGAACGGCAGGAAACCAGTTAAAAAAATTTCTGCCAGTGCAACGGTACTTCTCACCTTGAAAGTAGAAGTACAATCTCCATACAATAGAATTACTATTTCCTATAACCGTAAAGGTCACAGAGCCTTTGCGGTTTTTCTTTTGTCGATTTTTGTTGGAAAGTGCCGTAGGGCTGTTTCTGATATGCGGTGTCGTTCTCCGCCTCTCCATCTGGATTTTTTACATTTCAAAAATTCAGATGGGAGGTATTTATGGTGAAATATGCACCAAGAAAGGTATATATCAGAGAAAGTGGCGGCTATGTGGAATTATCCTACACGGAGTTCTGCCGTTGCAGGGAATCCGACCAGACCTATATGGACAAGCTGTTTATCCCCATTCAAGGCTGTCTGCTTGAAGTCGTGAGGGAGCAATACACAGACTTCTACCGTGACAAGGAACGGTGGCGTTATCTGCAAAAATTAGATACAAAGAATAGACTGCTATCTCTCGACGGATTTACGGACAGCGAGGGGAATCCTCTGGACTTTATCACTGATGAAGCGGTGGACATTGCAGAAACCGTTGTCAATGCGGTCATGGTGGACAGGCTGAAAGCCGCCCTGCCTTTGCTGTCGGATAGTGAACAGGAGCTGATACAGGCAATCTTTTTTGACGGACTTTCCGAGCGTGAAGTCGGGGCGAGGTTGGGCATAACCCAGAGCGTTGTAAACAAACGCAAAGCCAGAATCCTAATAAAACTAAGAAAGATAATAGAAAATTCAAATTTGTCTAACTGTTTATAGTATTTTTTTTGTTTCTAAATAGTGTCACCACAGGTGTCACTTTTTCTTTTCACATAAGTCAGTTCAATATCGTACCCCAAAGCCTCTAGCATCTGCACGAAGGTCTTATTCACAACACCGTCCTGCTTTTTGATGATGCGATTAACATACTGACCCGTAGTTCCGATTGTTTCCGCAAGCTGCGCCTGGGTAGTTCCGTTCTCTATGCATTTTACTTTTACATCTACTTCTATATTGTTTTTAATTATATATTCGCCACTCCTATTCGCAACCTTGTTAGTTCTAACACAAATAAGATAATTTATTATAACACGCAAATAACAAAAATACAATCCCTTCGCCGGAAATGTTACAAAAAAGCAACAGAAAAACACCCTGCATTGCTGCAAGGTGCATTCCAGTAAATATTATCTTCTCACATCCACGCTTGTGCCGGATTTGAACTCCACAGTAACCCTCTCATCATAGACCGTTATTTTCTCAATCAGTCTGCGAACCAACTGCTCATCATATTCGGTGATATTTTGCGTCTGCTCTGCAAGGAACTGCTGCATTTCGCTGATTCGCTGTTTCACGCCTTCACGCTCGGCATTGTCCACCAAGGCATTCTGCTTTACTTCTCGAAGGTGGTAAATCTCATCTGCGATGCTATCGTAGTTTCCTTTGGCGTTGGCCACCTTTAGGAGTTCCTTTTGTAGCTGTTCCAAACGGCTGTCAATTTCGTCAAGCGGAATGCCGTCTGCTCCGGTAAGCACCGCCTCGACATTTTTCTGCAAGTTTTCGCTCATGGTATCCTTTTTGCAGAGTGCCATGTTGATGGCTCTTACCACAAGGTTCTGAAGTTCGGATTCCTGTATCGTATCGGCAGCGCAGGCTCCCGGACCGTGTTCCACCCTGGTGCAGCAACGCCACACGATGGAATGTTTACCTCTGTTGTTCCATGCGATTCTGCGGTAAATGTCACCGCACTTGGAGCAGTACACGATACTTGAAAGTGCATACTTGCTACTGTAAACACGCTTTTTTCGTTCCTGCCCGCTGTGAAGGTTGGCACGTCTTATCATTTCTTCCTGCACCTGCATATAAAGGTCTCGGGGGATAATGGCTTCGTGGCTGTTCTCTACATAATACTGAGGAACAATGCCGTTATTCGGCACACGCTTTTTCTCCAAGAAATCCACTGTATAGGTTTTCTGAAGAAGTGCGTCACCGATGTATTTTTCGTTTTGAAGTATCTTCTTAACTGATTCTGGTCGCCATTTCTTCTTTCCGGCACCCGTTAATATCCCGTCTGCCTCAAGGCCTCTGCAAATCTGCTGCAGACTTGCACCCTCAAGGTACTCTCTGTAAATACGTCTGACCACAACTGCCTCATCAGGGTCAATAATCAACTGACCTTTTTCATCCTTGGTGTACCCCAGGAAACGATTGTGGTTCACGGTAATCTGCCCCTGTTGGTAACGGTACTGGAATCCCAATTTTACGTTCTGGGATAAGGACTGGCTTTCCTGCTGTGCAAGGCTCGCCATGATGGTAAGCAGCACCTCACCCTTGGCATCCATCGTATTGATGTTTTCCTTTTCAAAATAAACGGGGATGTTCTTTTCCTTAAGCTGCCTGATATATTTAAGGCAATCCAGTGTATTTCGTGCGAATCGGCTGATGGACTTGGTAACAATCATGTCGATTTTGCCCGCCATAGCCTCGTCAATCATGCGATTGAACTCCTCACGTTTCTTAGTGTTCGTGCCGGATATTCCATCGTCAGCGAAAATTCCGGCAAACTCCCATTCGGGGTTCTTTTTAATAAAATCCGTGTAATGCTCCACCTGTGCCTCATAACTGGTAGCCTGCTCATCGCTGTCGGTACTAACACGGCAGTACGCTGCGACTTTTAGCTTTGGCTTTACTTCTTTATTCACGGTATTGCCGACACGTCTTCGCGCCGGAATTACGGTAATATTCTTAGTTGCCTCCATTCGTTTCCACCTCGCTTTCTATTAAACTGTAGGCGTATTCAGCCTGTTTGAATGGATTGTCAAATTCCTGTATCTGCTTTCCCATTGTAAAATGCAGGGGAACGGCAGGTGTTTCCTTGGCTTTTAATTCTCTGACCCTGCCAAGCTGATTTGCTCTGGACAGCCTTTCTTCTTCAGCATTATCGAACAGTTCCTTATCAATAATGGCAGGATAATAGTCATCCCCAAGGTAGTGGGTATTTCGGAGCATTCTTCCAGCACTGCCGTGAAAAATCTTCAAACCTACTTCTTCCGCCGCAGCTTTCAGCGACTTGCCGGAAGTATATTCTTCGAAAAAAGTTCTGACCTGTTCTGCCTGAACTTCATCCACAACCGCTTTTCCGTCTACGATGCGATATCCGTATGGAATGTGTGCCGTCATTCAAATCACCAACCTTTCCGTTAAATTCAATCCACAGTTAAGGTGGAATACAATCAGTTCCCTTGTTTCCACCGTAATGCTCTCTACAAAGCCAAGGAACATTTCATCTGAAAATGCTGTCAGCATCTCACCCTTAGAGGTGAAAGCCATCAGCTTTTGCAGTTCCTTCATCCTGACCTTGTCTCCGCCAACGAAACTCACCAAATTCTCTTTTTCCGCCCGTAGCTGTTGCTCCTCCGCTATAAGGGCATTGTTTTCTCTGTTGAAAACGGCAGGCTCCAAGACCCCAGTTGCCATAAGATTGGTAAGAATCTGCTTTCTGTCGGCGTTTGCTTCGATGCGGATTTCCAATTCCTGAATCCGCATAAGTCTGTCCTTATCATCCATCCCTCGCAAGGTACGAAGGAGCGGTTTCAAAATCGTGTTGTGACCATAGACCAATTTGTTCATCATAGTCAAGAATGCAAGTTTAATGCCCTCATCGGAAATATAGAGCATGGAACAATCCGCCTTGCTTTCCAAGTGCGTTGAACAAGTCCACGCCACATAATTTCCGCTCGGCTTGTAATGTTGCCTACGCTTAAAGGTGCCACCGCACTCACCGCATTTAATAATGCCGGAGAAACAATATCTGTTTTGATATCGGTAGGTGTCTGTGCCGTTTCCTTTTTCCATTGCCCTTTGGTCGAGAACCGCACGGACTTTGTCAAAATCCTCATGGCTGATAATCGGCTCATGGTGGTTTTCGCAAAGGAACTGGTCTCTCTCTCCGTAGTTTCGATGGCGGTTGAAACTGCTGTCACTATAGGTTTTCTGAAAAATCACATCACCTGTATATTTTTCGTTGGTCAGAATACCGTTTACTGACCCGGCGCCCCATTTTCCGTTTTTCTTGGTGCGAATCCCTCTTTCATTCAGTTCCTTTGCAATTGTGTGGGTACTCTTACCGGAAAGGCAGGCTGCGTAGATTTCTTTTACGATTTCTGCCTGCTCCGGTATGACTTTCATCTCTCCATCCACATTTTCATAACCGTAAGGGGGATAGGCGATAATGAAGGTGCCGTTTTCAAAGCGTTTTCTGATACTCCATTTTTCATTTTCAGAAATGGAAACCGACTCGCTTTCTGCCAGACTGCTCAAAATGGAAAGCATCAGTTCGCTCTCCATCGAACCCGTGTTAATATTCTCTTTTTCAAAGAAAATGGAAATGCCCAGGTCGGTCAGACTTCGTACCATCTCCAGGCAGTCCGTTGTATTACGGGCAAAACGGCTTATGGACTTGGTTATGATAAACTCAATCTTTCCATCCTCGCAGTCTGCAATCATGGAAAGAAGTCCGGCACGGATATCCTTCTTCGTGCCTGTGATACCTTCGTCATAATACAGACCCACATACTCCCATTCATCATTGGAACGGATGTAGTTTTCGTAATGGGTCTTTTGTGCATCCAGGCTGATAAGCTGCTCATCACTTGCCGTAGATACACGGCAGTAGGCAGCCACCTTTAATTTTTTCTTTTGAACCGGGGTTTCGTTTGCCCCGATTTTTGTTATCCTTTTCATCAACTCACCTCGCTTTTTGGGTAGTGACATATTCCCGTACTATTGCGGAAATATCAAGTCATTTAGCCCATAATCTCAGACAAAAACGGGGAGAAAGTTTTCCGATTCAGCGCCGATATTTTGTTGAATTCATCCACAGAAATCATGCCGAACATGAACATGGTTTCAAGCGTCTGCTGTGCCCTGTAATAGTCAAATTCACGCTTCAGTTCCTCCTGGGTGATTTCGTGCGCCACGGCATTTGGTATCTTAAAATTTTCAATCTGTCTTACTTCCATATCGATTCCTCCAGTCCGGGGAACTGTAGAAATGTTCCCCTCTGCCTATAAGCGAAAAGACAGGATAAATCGAACCCCCAAATGGGCAAAAAAATAATGCCCTCCAAGGAAAAATCCTCAAAGGGCATCGTTTTAGTTTGGAATCTTGAGTTTCCAACCGCTGTAAATCACATTGGAAGTCAGTCCGTTCAGTTTCTTGATTTCGGTGTATCTGCTGCCTTTGCCGAGATACTGCACGGCAATATCCCAAAGGGTATCACCCTTGACCACCGTGTGAACACGATAATCCGGCTCGGCTGTGCTGTCCGTAGGATAGATGGCAGTGCCGTCATTGGCAAAAACAAAAGTGCCGGGATTCTTATCTGCCGTAGCCTTCGCATTGGAAAGGATGCGGTATGCACCCACCTGGGACTTGCTGTCCTTCCAATCCTTACGCACACGGTAATACCCCGTGGTCAGCTTTTCAGGATAAGTCACCGTAGGCTCTGCAGGAGTTTCGTCCTTCTCCTCATCGGCTGTCGCCAAGAGCGCCTTTACCTCTGCACGGAAGGTGTCCATGCTCTTGCCGTGCTTCGGGAACCAGTGCATCACATCACCGTGGTTGGATGCGACACCCTGCTTGTAACCCTCGGAGTGGCAGATGATATTCTGCTCAGTCAGACCGTACTCCTTGCAGAGGTAGGCACAAAGTTCAACGGCCTCACGGTACACCTTCTTGAAGTAGGCATAATCCGTAAGACCGTCCTCGCAGATTTCAAATCCGATATGGGTGTTGTTTGCGCTGCCTCCGGCGTGCCATCCACGATGATTCCAAGGGAGTGTTTGGTATGTGGCAATTGTGCCGTCAGCCAACTTGCCGATAAAGGCATGAACGCAGACCTCTCTGCCGCCGGGATGGTAAGTGTTCCAATGGTTGCCGTACTGGTTTTTGCCGAGCAAACCATCATCAGGACCCACATAACGCTTGAGGTTAGGGTTATTGGCACCCGTGGAATGAACCATGATGCCCTTAACCGTGATTTTCCTTCCTGCCTTATAGCAGGCATTTTCCGTTAAAATAAGTTTGTGTAAATTCATGTTACTTGCCCTCACTTTCCTTATTGTCGCGGTCATGGAGCTGCTCCAAGATTTCCTTCATCTTCTCCGGAATCGGCAAACCAAGGTGGGATGCGTTTTCCAAAAGGCTGACACCTTCATTAGAGATGTAGAAGAAAATAACCGCCGTTCTCAGCACACTGCCGTCACCGATGACATTGATATCTAAAACGTGCGCTAAACCGACCATCGCAAAAATCAACACTTTTCGACAAATGCCCTTAAACCCGACCGAACTGGAAAGGTTCTTGTCCACCACAGCGCACATGACTCCCGTGATGTAATCCACAACCACGAAAACAATCATTGCATAAAGCAGACCGTCAAACCCACCGAGAAACCAGCCGAGCCAACCACCGATGGCGGCAAAGATGATTTGAATGGTGTTCCATAAATCCTTCATAGTAAAATCCTCGCTTTCTAAATTTTTTGTATGCAAAAGGGGCACCCACCACATGGCAGATACCCCTTAAAGCCGTTATTCAGTTTGTTTGGGCAGCCACTCCCAGACTCGCATATCTTCCTGCCCAAGGGACCACATACACATCCCTCTCAGTTTCCATCGGTATGCCGCCTGGTTTGCCCAATAGATCAGGCTGTCCACGTCCTGGTAATACAGAATGGAAAAGCCGTCTGCATCTCCGAGGAACAGCCTTGAAATCCATATATTGATATCCCTCGGTATGATTTTTACTGTGTAATCATTCCCGCACTCAAGTGGCATGATGTGAGAATGATAAAACTCATAGTCCAAGGAGATACTTTCATCCCTTGTGGACGATTCATCCACATCGGAAGTCAGCGTGAACACCTGGAACTCCTCATCCCATGTGCAGTTGCTACGCTCAATCCTGCCAAAGGAAGTCTCTGTTCCGTCCGGCATCACCACATCAAACCTCTCATACGGCTCGTATGTCCAGGCATCTCCTAAACGGAGCAGTTGGCAATTCACCTGTCTGTCCGAGCGGATGCCTGCGTAACCACTGACATTGCTGACCGTTGCTGTAAAACGCAAGGTGTTGGATGCGGAGGAATAAACTCGCACCTTATTTCCACGCTTACGCATCTCAATGGTATAAACATTGGGATTTGTGCGAAGGTCAGCCTTTGCGGTTTTGGAGAAATTCGTAGCATAGCTACCTTTGAGCGTTGACCCCTCATACAGTTCGATGCACTGGCTGTCATAATTGAAACAGCAAAACAGCGAACCGAGGAACACACCCGCTTTGCCGCCACCGTTTTCCGGGAAGATAATCTGCGCCCTTAAATGGATATCGGAAAAACCGTTGTAATTCCATGCAAGCTGACCGTACCCCTCAAGCTGTGAATAAGGTCTGCTTGTATCGCCGTAAGGCAAATCCTTCTGCCACACATCCCACTCACCGGAGAGAACCATCCAGTAACTTTCCGGAATTTTCTGCTCATCACGGAAATCCTCATACCAAACCAATGCCGAGTCCGGCTTTCTGCGTAGCATTTCGAGAGTCAACTTGAACCCTGTGGCGGGGCCTACCATATTGCCGTTGACATCTTTGAACTTTCGTGGAGCAAGGGTGTATTCCGCTTGCCCTGCGGTCGGCTCTTCAGAAAAGTCCGTACAGACACGGAACCCATAGAACTGGACACCGTTCACACCAACTGAAATGGTCAGCGTATGCTCTCCGGCAGAGAGATTCACACCCTTGGCAAGAGTCGCCCAGAAGGTAGTCCTCCAATACGGCCACCAAAGCCTGTCCTCGGAAAAGTGAACCGTGCTGCCGTCCAACGATGCGTAAATGCTGTTTTTATCCCAAAACGGATAGCACAGGCGAATGGCAACATCGTAGGTGCCGTCTTCATCAATAGTAAAGTTGTAGGTGGCAGTACCTTCATCGCCCAGCGTGACCAATGTTTCAGATACAGAAACCACACCGCCGTAACTGTCCGGCTCGGCATTGTGGTCGATGATAATATCTCCAAACTCGGTCTTTTGCTGTTTGGCATAGGCGGTCAGATATCGTCTGCGGTTGTAGGTTTCCGACATCTGCGGATATTCTTTGGAAATGGCATCTCTGCCTTCCATATAGTCATACACATGAGGCAATGCCCACGGTCCCATATCGTAGTCATCCCAATAGGAAACAATGGGGATGAACGGCTGCGGAGGTGCATCGTCCGTAAAGTTATACAGACCCTGCATCCAATATTTCGCAGCATAGTAGGTGTGGGATGTACCTCGATAGTATTTTCCGAGGTTCTCCGGGGTATCGTAAATCTGCCAGTTCCATCCGTAAGCAGGCATACCGAGGAATACCTTGTCCGGGTTCATTACACGGGTGGCATAATCGTAAACACCCTCAAGCCAACTGCGAGGTGAAACAGGACCGGGAGCAGAACCCGCCCAAGCCATACCGTAGGTCATAATGGATGCGGTATCGCAGTATCGGTCAAGGTCACCATACACGCACCAGTTCTCACCACCAACCGAGCCGTTGACGGAAGTCATACCCGGCAGGCAGATGTTCATTTCCTTGGTGGAGTCATAGGCTTTGACTGTTTCGTAGATGTGTTTGAACATGGCCGTAGATGCGGCGTGTGTGGAATAATCGTCACCTTTCTCAAGGTCGATATCCACACCGTTGCACCAGGGGTATTTCTCCATAATACGGATAAGTTCCGAGCAGAAGGTGTCCTGTGCGCCGTCCGTGTTATCTCGCAGAGCCTTAAAAATAGAATTGCCGCCATCGTTGGCAACCGTTAAGAGCCATCGGATGTGCGGCCATTTTTCAATATAGGTCATCATACTGCTGATACTGACACCGCTTTCGGTGATAACACCCGTCTTACCGACCTTAAAGGAGAATAGACCGATAGTGTCGATACGGTCACCGTAATCACGCAGAGCCTCATACATACGGGCATTACCCATAAACGTCCACACCATAATGCGTTTACCTTTTAATTTATCCCTCAAATCGACACACCTCCATCCGTCATCTGCTGCAATTCAAAAAGCACCCTGGCAGACTTGCCGTCCTCCAAGGTGACCATATGCTTGGAATCCCAAGCGGCACTGTATTGATAAAAACCCTCTTTCGGCTCAGTTACACCGTTCTTGGTGCATTCTCTGACAGAAGCCAAAAGTGCAAGGTCATCCTCGGCGGCGAGGGCATTTGGAAAAACAACTCTCTGACCACCGACGCCCTGGGCAAGCTGCACCGAGCCTGCCGCCATATCGGATTTCGGATAAATATGGACATCTAAACCACCGGAAGTGTTACCGACATTACAGATAATGACCGTTTCCTTGGAACGAATCACGCCGTTGAACCACACCTTGGAATCTTCCGTGAGTCTGCTCTCTGTATGTGGCACATAGCCTGTCAGCGCCGGTCCCTCTTGCAACATAAGGTCGGTAAACCAAATCGTGCCGGAGCAGTTGGTAAGGGTAGGTTTTACCGTTACACTCACAACACGCATATCCTGTTTCTTGTTTACGACCTCTGCCAGTCGGATAAAAACGAGATTAGCCATCAAGCACCCATTTCATCTCACAAGGATGACCTACCCATCCCGTGGCTACAGAACCCGGCTGCAGCAAGAGGTCTGTGATATATAAAGTGCCTGTGCAATCGGTTATGCACACTCGTACTGTAATGGATTTGACCTTGGAGGAATATCCGCTTGGAGTAATCTTTTCTTGTGTTTTAGAAAAATAAGCCATAGACACCTCCATCAGTACAAATCAATAAATCTTGTTTCCGTGCTGCCGTCCTCATATTCAATGACCACCTCAATACCAACCTGAGAATCATCACTGAGTTTTTCCAAATCTTCCGAAGCAATCTGCGCCGACAGTGTATAACTGCTGCGGTTGGACGGGTACACGGTCTGGGCAAGGCTTAAGGTCATGCCCTCGACACCCACAGCCTTAAAGGACGCCGTTCCGGATGCACCGTTTTCTCCGTCTGCCTCAAAACCGGAACTGACCCAATAGGCAAGACCGTCATCGGCACGGGAGTTTCGCAGATGATTGAACGGCACAAGTTCTCGGATGTCGTTGTTGGATACCATACCTGTACCTTCCAGGGCATCGGCAATGGTATCAATGGAACTGACCGAACTGCCGAGGTTCTTCAGCGTGGTGGAAAGTTCAAGCACCGTGTTCCAAGGCTCCT